TTTGTGACCATATCATAATCTTCATTTTCTTTTTCAATATCATGATCGCCTCCCCAAATTAGTTCTTTTTTGCAGTGCCAACATTTCATTATTCTTTATCCATCATAGGTGCATTCACAATAGGTTCTAAATCATCTTGTAATTTTTCTGATTCTGTTTTTTCTTTTAGTTTACGTTCTTTTTGTTGCCTTCTTGATTCTTTATAAGATTCTGCTAATTCTTTTTTTTCTTTTTCAGCATTTTCTAAGAAATCTTTTTCATCAAAATTTTTCAACATATCCTCTTTTCCAAATATCCTAGTCCAACCTTCTTTATATTTTTCAGTTGGGTGATGTATTGGATTTCCTGCTAAATTACGATTTTTATTATTGTAGTCATATTTGCCCATTATATTCTATTTTCTTTTTTTAATCTTTCTTTTAATTTTTCTTTTTTTCTTTTTAGTTTTCTTTATTAATGTAATTGGTTTTCTTATACAATGAAATAGATATATAAATAAAGATACCAAAACAAATATAAATGTAACCATAGATACTGCTAAGAAAAATGATAAATAACAAATCTGAAACACATCTGATACTAACACAAGTTTTTCTTTTTTATTACTGGCTAATAGAATACTTGCATCAGGCTGATATAATTCCCACATAATAACTTTATGTGTTGTAACTAACTCAGTTGACATACCATCAAAGTCGTGAGCAATAGTTTTACGAACTAACTTTTTAAGTTCTTTAGCTTTCTTCACATAATGATATGCGTGAGTTTTAATATCTTTATCTGTTGTTAATGTAGTAGTAAAATCTAAACCACCGTATGCTTTAGCATAGGTATTATTACTTAATGCTAAACTAGAACCACTAGATAATAATGAAAATCCACTACAACCATTTAATAAACTAAGAAGGAGAATTAATCCTAATACTTTTTTCCCTATCAATTGTAACATAATTTATTTCCTTTGGTTCAAATTGTTTTAAAGAATCAAAGACAATGCTTTTGTCTAAATTACCACAAGAATATACATCTAACTGTAGTAAAGCGGGACAACTTTCGTCCCAAGTATGCACAGCTATATGTGAAGTATTTAAAATCGCTAAACAAGTTAGTCCTTTATTACCTTTATCATTTACATAATGAGACATAGGCTGACCTAATATTTTCATACCTATTGCTTTTATTAATTTCTTTATCCATTTTTTTATAAAACGAATATCTTGTGGTGGGTTGTTTACTTTAGCTCTTATAATTATATGATTATGTTTAACCATTTTTATATATAGCTTTCATTGTCTTCTCAGCTTCCTCTTCTTGTGTCTGTCCAGTAAGTTTTAATTTTATCTTTCCTTCAGGCTGTGTTTCCTGTTCTATTAATAAATCAATATACTGTTTTGCTTTCTTTAGGTCTTCTATCTGTGCTTCTTTAGTGTCGTGTTTATAACGCCAACGACAAATATATTTAATAGCATTACCTTCAGCATACGGAATATTATTCTGCATAACAAAAGTAATAGGTTCTATTTTAAATCTAAAGTAGTGAGGTGGGTGTTTTATTTTATCTGCCATAACTTCACCCTTCCAGTTTTCTTATTGTATTCTTTATGTCTAAGAATATGTGCAACTCTAGCTTGTTGTAAAGCCTCTTTCTTAGTAAAGCCTTTAGATTTATAAGCTCCAACAACGATTTTCCATAGCTCTAAAAGGGGTACATTAGTGTACTGCGAAATCATTTTTTCAGCAGTTTTAACGCCCACATTTGGTAGTCCTGCATAGCCATCGGTAGAATCACCTGCCAATGTCTGTATCATAAACCAATAATCAGCTAATCTTTGAGGTATATCTTCAACTGTTTCCCCATCTCTACTAACTTTAGCAGGAATTTGTTTCATATCTTTATCAATAGAAACAATAATCCTATCTTCAGTAGGGTGTGGTTCAGTTGCCATTATACCCATAACATCGTCAGCTTCTAAATTTTTCCACATAACTCCATTATGTTTTTTCATAACATAGTCACGCAAAACATTTAAAACCATCGGCTTACGTCTGTCTTTACGATTATCTTTATAACTCGGAAGAATATCTTTACGAAAATTATTCTTATCAGTTAGAGCACAAATATAATCATCAGCTTCTAAGGTAGAACCCAACTCATCTATTTGAGCATCTACTTCAGCCATACACGTCTTTTCATCACAGTGTAATGTCCAAAATCCATCACCCCAATGTGTACTTACTTCATTGGAAGTGGCTATCTTATATATTAATATGTCACCATCTATTAATAATACTTTATCTTTTTTTTTCATATTTCTTTTCCTCATATTGTTTGATTTAATAAATCTTCTTTTGGTATGATATGTCCTTTAGAAGTCCAGTTATCTCCCCCTAATTTAACAGGATATTTCGTCATTAATTTTTTTAGTATTTTTGTAGGGATAAGAACCCACGTTTGAGCTTCACGTTTTTCTAACCATAAACAGAACCCCCAAAACTTAGCTGTAGTAACATTAATACCTGAAGGCTTCCCTCTACTTTCTGTTTCTACATATACATTACCAGTCTTCTGACATAACCTATCAGCTTTAGCTTCTATTTGACCTTCTATGGCTAATTTAAGGTCGTCCTCGTGTTTTTCACCAAATGGTAAATCATTCACAAAATTACTCTTAACCTTCATATCAAACTTATTATTTTTCTTTTTCATTAATGTGTTTCACTCCAGTTATTTCCTATTTTATATTGCCCAGTTAAAGGTAATCTTAAATTGAAGTGTTTTCCAGTACGTTCAATAGATTCTACAGCTAACTTTCCGATTTTCTCTGCGTCTTCTTCAAGACATTCAACTTGTATTTCATCGTGTACCCAAACAACTTGTTGAACATCATTATATTCTTTAACAGCTTTGTTAAACTCCACTAACCACTGCTTACAAACTATAGCTCCTGCACTTTGTAAAAGTGAATTAAGTGAAGCGTGAACTGAACGAATTTTAATTTGTCTTTTATCAAGACCTATTAAATATCCTCTCTCAGCCGCTTGTTGTACTTGTGTTAATAACTTACTTAAAGCAGGAAGATTATTTAAAAATCTTTCTCGTATCTTCTTAGCTTCTTTCATTGTCTTACCAGTTACTAACGCAATCTTTTTTACACCACCACCATATAGGAAACAGTAGTAAAATCTTTTTGCAAGGTCTCTTGAATCTAAACCTGCTAATTCTTTTGTTTCATTATGTATATCACCATTTAAAACTACTTTAGCATATTCACCTTCATCAAACTTAGACATAAAGTGTGCTAATAATCTAACTTCTAATCCTGATATATCTATACCTACTAATTTTTTTCTTTCAGGAACAGTAAATAAACTTCTACATTCTTTTCCATAAGGGACACCAACACTAGGTACTTGTCCTAAATTTGGGTGTGAGTGACTTGCACGAGCTGTTACTGTAGAATTAGTATTACAAGTTCCGTGTATTCTACCATTAAATTCATTCTTTAACCACGCTTGTGCTCCTGTCGCTAACTGTCCTATTCTTTTATCTAATAAAAAATGTTCACATAAAACTTTTGCTTCAGGATATGGAAGACTAGATAAAACAGTTTCATCTAACTTAGGCTTACCATCATTAGTATATTCTTGAGGTTTCCATTTGTGTCTTTCAATTAATCTATCCGCTATGTGATGTCTTGAACTAGGATTAAAAGTAATTGTTTTCTCTTTATAAAAAGTTTCACCTTTAACATATCCTCTAGCTTTGTTATTAACTTTAGGTATAAATGGTGTACGTTCTAATTTCGGTGGAAACAATTTTTGTAAATCATCTTCTAGTTCTAAACGTCTAGCATTTAATTTAGAATATAATTTAACTGCTTCCTCTTTATTAAACATAAAACCATAACGCTCTTGTTTGAATATTAAAGTTGCTACTTCGTGTTCCAACTCCATCGCCTGACAAGAATAACCTTTACGTTCTATTGTTTTATACAAAGTATCAGTCACCTCAACATCTTGAACACAATAGTCCAACATCTCAGGGCTGTATTCTTTCCAGTCCGTATCAAATGCTTCCTTGTACTCGCCCACCCTATATCCCCACGCTTTCAAGCTATGTCTTCCTATACAATTAGTAGGGAAGCCTTTTCTTTTAAAATCTCGTTCCTTTACATCAGGGTAAAGTAAACGAGTAGCTACTATTGTATCAAAAACCTTGCCTTTAGGTTTAAAGTCGTGAAACTTTTTTAGGACGGGTATATCAAACTTAATAATATTATGTCCAACAATTAGGTCTGCTTTTTCTAATTCTTTTATTGCATTTTCATTATCTAATTTTAGTATTTCATTAGTATCAATATTTTTTAAGACTATACAATGTATTTTAGTGCATTGATTTAAAAAACCATCTGTCTCTACATCAAAACAATATTTCATTTTTTATTTAATTCCTTTAATTCTTTGGCGTGTACTAAATTATCAAACTGGTGGTCTTCTTTAGCTCTAGCTAAATCTGCTTTAAGTGTTTCATTTTCTTTTTGTAATGCTTTCATTTCAGGACTATTCATACCAACAGCTTTAATAATAGAGGTCTCTAGCATAGCATCAGCAACTTTTTGTTTTAATATATCTATTTGTTTAGTTAAATCTAATTCTCCTCTGTCATCTATCATATTTTTATTCTCCTAATTTTTAATATATTTACTGTTGGCATTGTAGTGACATTCCCTACATCACCTAATGTTCCATCATCAGTAAAATTAACATCACCTGCAATTATATGTACATCTTTGTCTGCTCTAATAAGCCAACCTACTGTGATACAAATTGTTACTTTACTTGCTTTGGCTTCTTTTAAATTTAACCAAGCTGAATTAGAATTTATATCTTTCCAATAAACTTGGACAAATTTTGCATTTAATACTTTTTTATTTATTATTGGTAATTTCATTAAAATATAATCTCTATTATTATTAAATAAAATGTTATAAAAACAAACATTTGTATTATCATTTTATCTTCAGGAAAATTTCTCATTGTAATGTATGTAATCTAACCTCAACTCTCCAAGCCGCCATCTCTCCATTCATAGCCATCTGTGTTAAAGCATCTTCCATCATAAAAGCAGTGCTTTCTTTACCAACATCTAAAAAAACATTCTTATTATATTTTTTTGCTTTACCTACTGCTTCTAATACATAAGCAGTCCATTGTATTGCTTGTGGTTTTTTTGAAATTGAATTAAAACTCATCAGATATTTCTCCTTTTACTTCACTTAAACAACCAGTCTTTAAATCATAATAAAGATTACAAGCGTGACCAGTTTCACCTGAAAATCTATTCTTTAAAATATTTACTTGAGCAAGATTATTTTTGGCTTGTAAATTTCTATTCATTGAAATAATTATATCGGATAGTTGAGCAATACTTTGACTACCTCGTAACGCATTTAAACCAACACTCTTACCATCTTCAAAACCTTTGTCTCCCTCTGAACGTCTAAGATGTGATACTAATATTAAACCAATACCAGTTTCTTCTACTAGCGTTCTTAATTTTTGAACAGTATAATCAATTAGTTTTCTTTCATCATTTGTATGTGCATCACCTAATGCTGACAATGCCATATGTAAATGGTCTAAGACCACAAAATCTACTCCACACGCTTTCGCTAAATATCTTATTTTAGATAATAAATTATCAGCAAGAGTGCTACCAAAATGATTGTAGAGATAAAATTTCCCGTTACCAATCGTTGTTTTAAAAACATTTTTAAGTTCACTTTCATTTGTTCCTTCTCTAGTTAGATGTAAAGGTTTTTTAAGAGCAACTCCCATAATTCCTAGAGCACTACGCTTAACACTTTCTTCTAAAGCTATATAACCTACACTAAATTCTTTTTTTAATAAATGTAATGCAACGTGTCTACAAAATGAACTCTTACCTATACCTGTACCTGCGGTAATTGTAACCAGTTCACCTTTTCTTAACCCGTGTGTTTTTGTATTTAAACATTCAAATGGGTAATCAACACTTACATAAGTATCTTCTTTTTTAATTTCATTCCATAAATCTGCACCTAAAACTATTCCATCAGGTCTGTATGCTTTACTAGACCAAATGCAATCTACTAATTCTCTAGTCTTATTAGCTAATAACATTTCATTAGCGTCCTTTAAAGGTAGACTACATATCTTAGCTTTGTTAGGTGAGAATAATTTTGCACATTCTATAGCTCCTTGTTTACCTTGTTCATCTTGGTCAAACATTAAGACTACTGAATCAAATCCTTCTAAAAATTCTAACTCTCTTTGAATATCTTTTTTAGCTCCTTGTGCTCCACTCTTAACACTTACTACTGGAAATTTATTTGAATTAATTTTACTAACACTAAGGCAATCTATTTCTCCCTCAGTTACAATAATCATCTTGCCTTTGTCTCTCCAAAGGTGCTGACCAAATAAACCTGATTGTCTTGCGTCCCCTAGCCATTGAAAGGTCTTATCAGGGTTTCTTAATTTTTGTGCTACTAACTTTTTATCTTTATCATAGTAGTTAGCAATTTGTACTGGTCTTCCAAAGTAAGAACTTGTTTGATAATTAAATTTTCTTACTGTATCTAAATCTATTTTTCTTTTTGTTAAAGGAGTAAGTTCTCCACTTATAAATTTACTGTCTGTTGTTTCTTTTTGTGGCTGTTTCAAATCATTTCCTCTTGTTGTTGTGTTACACGAAAAACAATAAGAGTGACCATCATCATAAACTGAGTTAGCGTCTGACGAACCACAATTATTGCAGGGCGTGTGATATAAAAAGTTACTTTCTTGTTTTTCCATAAAAATTTTCCTGTTAAATATTTTCCCCTTGAGAGCTTTAGCCTCACAATTTCAATCATTTAAGACTTTCCGTTGAGTATTATATACTCTCTCAAGGGGTACAAACAAACTACCTCAGCAATTCACTTACGTTAAAATGCGGAGATAAGGAATCAGTCATATCTCTATGACCAACTATCTGAACCTCTTTGTAATCTTTTTTTAAATCACGAATTAACTCTATAAGAGCTTCATATTGTTTAAAAGTAAAATTACAATCGGGCTTACCATCTATAGCCTGTCCACCGATTAGACAGATACCAATAGAATTTTTATTTGACAATTTAACAGAGCTATCAACGTGAGCACCTGCTATTTGTATATCTCTTCCATCTTGCACTTCACCTTTTCTAGTTATTACTTTGTGAAATGCACAAGAGAACAAACCTTCTTTTCTGTGCTGTAGGTCAATGTCCTTTGCGTCAAAATTCTGTGTCGGATTAGTTTCTGATGAGTGTACGACAATATATTTTGTTTCTTTTCTTATATTACTCATAACCATTCTTTCGGAACGTGTTTACTAGCATACTCATATCCATATCTTTCACACCACATTCCATAAGTTGTTTTAGATTTTTTACTTATTCTAGCTTTTGCATTAGAAAATATAAATCTTATATCTAAATTAGGGTATTGCTCCCTAATCAATTTCATTTTCTGTCTATCTTGAGTGGTGAATAATCCTTTAGTTTCTATAAAAATTTTTTTCTTTGTTAAATGAAAATCAGGCGTATAGGTATGAACTTTTTGAGGCTTAGTATATTTCAACTTAGTCTTTTCAAATTCATACGCTACACGATTGTCTTTAAGCTCTTTCGCTATGGCTTCTTCTAAGCCTGAACGAAATCCGTATCTTAATCCGACCTCTTTAGAAGTCAGCTTTAGCTTCAGTTTCCTGCGATACATTTTTGTCTGTTTCTATCATAGCTTCAGGCTGTTCATAGCCATCTTTAACTTTATCAAAGCCATAACCTTTAGCATTACTAGAGCCACCTTCAACTAACTTAGTTACTTGAACGGCTCTTAGTCTCATTGATACACCTGCTCCCGCCATAGCTGTGTAATAAGGTATCAACTCTGCTGATACTTTCATTTCACTGCCTGACCAAACATTAGCGTCAATTAGAGGTTTACCTGTACTATCAAACAAGGCAACTCTATTAGGTATTACTTTACCATCTTTAGTTATAATTTGTGCTTTAGTCTTAAATTTAAAAATAACATTTCCTGATGCTTTACCATCAATCATTTCATTTTCATAAGGACTATTAGCTTGTTTGATAGCTTTTCCTTTAGCCTTCTCTTTAGCAAGAGTAAGACTTTTTTTAATCTCTCCATCAATCTGTGTTATTAATGGACGAGCATCTTTCGCATTTAAA